GAGTGACGAACAGCCGTATCGAATTAAAGTTTCTATTCGTAACAATTTGTTGCTATCTGCTATTGAAAATTTAGGATTTAAAAGCGTTGCTGAATTTTGTAGACAAAATGAATTAAGAGACGGCGATGTTAATTCTTTTATATGTTTTAGACAAAAGCCACTTAACGAGGCTGGTGAGTTTAGTCCTGCTGCTAAACGCCTTATGGAAGTACTTGGCGCTGCCCCCACAGACCTTTGGACGGCCGAGCAGTTAACTTTAAAAACACGAAAAAATTCAACGTGGTTTAACTCAAATAGTTACCAAGATCATCCGCATGCCATTCTTGGGGGAAACATACTAAAACTAAATAACGCGGTGCAGGGGGTTGACTACGAACTGCCTGATCAACCTGACGAAATTGTAGAAAAGAAAGAATTTAAAGAACACATAAGAAATGCGCTTGAGCATTTAACTCCAAGAGAAAAAAGAGTTTTGGAATACAGATTTGGGTTACATGGTGATTCCGGCTACTCTTTAGAAGAAGTTGCAAAAATGTTAGATTGCACAAGAGAAAGAATTAGGCAAATAGAAATAAAAGCGCTACGAAAGTTAAGATTAAAAAACGCTAAAAAAATAATAGATCTGGGGTATGAATCTTCTTTTTGGGTAAATGATGTCGCGCACACACCTGCTTGGACATTTGATGAAGAAGGTAACAGTAAATGGACGGAGAAAGAAGAATGAAGGACAAGATTGACTATGCCCCGCACTATTTAGAAACCAAAAAGAAGTTAACAGAAGTGCATGAACTGCTTCTTAAAAACAAGTTTAAAGAAGCCGCAGGAATAATAAATGAAGCCATAGTTGAATTACGCCTGATGCGAGCAGCGGTGAAAAGCCATGCTGAATAAATACACATGGTCATACAGTAGCATCTCGCTATTTCAACAATGTCCCCGCAAATATTACCGACTGCGGGTGTTAAAAGATATTGTTGAACCACGACAAGCACACCTTGATTATGGCACTGCGGTTCACGAGGCGGCTGAAAATTATGTTTGCAAAGATAAAAGCCTTGACCCACGTTACGATTTTTTAAGGCCGACACTAGATGCTTTAAAAAAGCTGCCGGGCTTAAAGTTGTGCGAATACGAAATGGGATTGACCAAAGAGTTTGAGCCCTGTGGGTTTCGGGATACGAATGTATGGTTCCGTGGAATTGCAGATTTATTAATCATTGACGGTGAGCAGGCACATCTTGTGGACTACAAGACTAGCAAGAGTAGCCAATACGCAGATCGAAAACAGTTGGAGCTACTAGCTCTTCTTGTTTTTAAACATTTCCCGTATATCAAGAGCATAAAAGCTGGCTTAGTTTTTGTTGTTGCAGATGATTTAGTCAAAGCCGCCTACGAAACCGATGTTCAAGAAAAAGCATGGTCAAAATGGTTACCGGAGATTCAACGTTTAGAAAAAGCGATGGAGACTAACGTGTGGAACGCTGTACCTAATTTCACGTGCCGTAAGTTTTGTCCGGTACACGACTGTGAACATAATGGGAAGGGAGAATACAGATGAGCGAAGTTACTCAGTGGATGGTTGACCAGTTGGTCAAGCCGGAAGTGCAGGCTGAAGTTGCCAAGACTAACGAAGGTCTTAATATGGATGCGGTGCGGTTGGCATGGCCGTTTAAAACTGAAAAAGAATTAAAGATGCTTGCTGAATGGCATCGTGAACAATTGCGTAGTATCAAGAAAAAGCAGATCAAAGAACACATTGAGCAGCATGGAGAAGCATTTCTATGAAGTTAGACTACATGCAAAGGCTGACTTTGGGCATCACAATTGCAAAAGAAAAATGGTCTACAGGCGTTTACATGACTGAAGTTGCTCACGACGATTGGTGTAACTTTTATAAAAATAAACCATGCTCTTGCACACCTGATATAAACATAACCATAGACGATAAGAAGTTTTACATTGATGAAGAAGGAGTCTTGCATGAAAGACTTGATTGATTTCAAGAAACTCTGGACATGGTGCGTTGAGCGTTGGAAAACATCCTTTGGCTGCATCGTGCTTATCCTTGTGGCTTTTGCGTTGGGTGTTGTATGGGAATCAAAACAAATAACCGAAGACTGCCGCTTCATGGGTTCATTCCGTGATGGAGCGCAGGCTTATAACTGTTCGCAGAGGGTGAGATGACTAAAGAAGAAGCATGGCAAATTTGGATGAAAGAGTCCAAGCACTATGTCGAACACGACTGGGAAATTATCAAGAAGTCATCATGGTGGGAGGCGTTCTCCCGTGGATGGGATGCGGCTACGGTTAACGCTAACGGCTGGGACGATGCTTATAAGATGGGCCTTGAGGCTGGAAAAGAGATGAAATGAAACTAATTATTGTGGGCGCACTGATTGGCTTGGCTTACTTTCTTTTTGATAACGCCCTTGACCGACAATATAACCGAGGCTTTGCGGAAGGCCGTGGCATGGCACTAAAGACTAATCCTCCTAGCGAAGAACTTGAAATTGCGTGTGCAGGGCTGTGGATCGGTGAACAGAACAGAAAATATTGGAAAAAAATAAATGCCAATTAGCATAGACCCGAAGGATCAAGTAGTGTGGAATTATGTCGTGGGCCGTAAAACGCCTGTGACAATTAAGCAGGCAATGAAAACACTGTTAATCAGTGAAACCCATGCAAGACGTGCGTTGGATTACTTTGTTTTAAAGGGGCTTGCTGAGATGAACCGGCAAGGTGGTGTGAGATTCTATAAAATGAAAAAATGAATACAGATCTTTTACAGAAACTTGCAAATCCGGTTTATGACACGGACGAAGCTGAGAGGCTTATGAAGCAGGCGGGGCTTGAGATTGTCAGACTAAGTGAACACATTTCTGGCTTACAAAAATACGTGGACAAACTGAAGGACGAGAACGAGCGGTTGGCTTTGGATTTAGGGCTTAAAGATCAAAGGCACATTCAATGAGTGACGTTACACAGTGGATGGTAGATCAGTTGGTGGCCCCTGAGGTACAGGCACAGATTATTGAAAATTGCCAGAACATGCCGATGGACAACGTGCGGTTGGCGTGGCCCTTTAAAACTGAAGAAGAGCTGCGTATACTGAGTCAGTGGTACCGGCAGGAGGAAAAGAAAATCAAGAAAAAACAAATTATCGAACATCTTGAGCAACATGGAGGAGCATTTTTATGAGCTATCAATACAAATTAGATTTTGGCGAGGGTCCCGAGTGTCATGCAGCTTACGAAGACTTCTTGAAAATCAACGAGCTCGAGGACTGCAACGAAAACTGGGTGATGTTCTTGCACTGCTGGGTGGAGATCTTGCAAATGGAAGCAATGCGCGAAAAGAGAAGAAGAACCGTTCAATGACGCCGGAAGGTAAAGTCAAGAAAAAAGTTTTAAATTTACTCATCTCAAACGGTGCCTACTATTGTATGCCCGTGACCGGGGGGTATGGACGCAGCGGTGTGCCAGACATCATTGCGTGTTTGCATGGAAAGTTTCTGGCAATTGAGTGCAAGGCTGGGGATAACAAAACCACGGCCCTGCAGGACAAAGCCCTTGCGGATATCCAAAAGGCTGGAGGTTCAGCTTTGGTTATCAACGAGGATGGCATAAAAGATTTAGAGTTTTTAATTAAATTTATAAAAGGAGAGTCAAATGACGTGGCAAAAAGTTGGTGAAGAACAGTTAGAAATGGTAGTGGATGAAGTTGATATGAATTTGCAAGAAGTCAAAGAGCTTGTCGATGTGGTGACAAAGCCGCGCCGTGGGCGTCCAGCCAAGCAACTATCATCGTCTTCTTCCCACGATCTAATTAATCACCCTGTGCATTACACAACCGGAGGTATTGAGACCATCGACTACATCGAGGCAAAGCAGCTTAACTACCACCTGGGCAATGTGGTGAAGTACGTTAGTCGTGCAGGCAAAAAGAGTGCAACACTAGAGGATCTTAAAAAAGCTAAATGGTACTTGGATCGGGAAATCCAACGGTTGGAGAAACCCAGTGAATGATAATGACCTCAGGGACCTTTTTGCAGCGTTTGCAATATTAAAAATGGATTGGTCTTCTGTGGATAAAGATGCCGAGCATGCAGATACTTGCTACGTAATTGCGGATGCAATGTTGAAAGCTCGATGTCCCCCAACCATTAAAGAGGTTGGGATTGTTGCGATAAAGAAAAGAAGGGCAACAAATAAATGATTTATTTTCTGCAGTTTTTATTTTTATTGGTTTGTCTCTGGGGTTTGATTAATCGATGATTATTACAATTGATTTTGAAACCTATTACGACAAAGACTTTTCGTTATCTAAGTTGACCACGGAAGAATATATTCGTGATGATCGCTTTGAGGTTATCGGCGTAGCTGTAAAGGTAGATGACAATGAGACAGAGTGGTTTAGCGGAACCCATGAGGAAACAAAGTCCTTCTTGGATGAGTTTAATTGGGGCAGTAGTTTTGTGGTTGCCCACAATGCTATGTTTGACGCTGCTATTCTTACTTGGAATTTTGGCATCTTTCCTATGGCTTGGCTTGACACACTTAGCATGGGTCGTGCGCTTCATGGTTTGGAAATCAGTAGTGCTCTTGCGTCTTTGGCTAAATACTACGAGCTTGGAGAAAAAGGAGATGAAGTCGTTAACGCTTTGGGAAAACGCCGTGTGGACTTTGATCCTCATGGCCTTTATCTTTACGGGAATTATTGCCGTAATGATGTAGAGCTAACTTATGCTCTGTTGAAAAAACTAATTCAAAAGTTTCAAAAGCCAGAGTTAAAGTTAATTGATATCACCATCAAGATGTTCTCCGAGCCCGTGCTGCAGTTAGATCTGCCGCTGCTCGAGACTCACCTGGGTGAGGTAAAAGATCGCAAAGAAAAGCTGCTGCAGTCTGTCCAGCAAGACCGCGAGTCGTTGATGAGCAACCAGAAGTTTGCTGAACTGCTTAAAAATTTGGGGGTGGAACCACCCACCAAGATTAGCCTTACAACTGGCAAAGAAACATTGGCTATGGCTAAGAGTGACGAGGAATTTAAAGCTTTGGCTGAACACTCAGATGAGCGGGTGCAGGCTCTAGTCGCAGCTAGACTGGGTAACAAAAGCACGCTCGAGGAAACCAGGACTGAGCGGTTTATAGCAATCGCCAAGCGGGG